GACCCGTCGGCGCAACGAGGCTGCCGATCATCCCGCGCAGCGCCGTACCGGCCATCGTCCCGCGGATGCCGTTCTCCGCCAGAATCGCGAGCACCGCGGTGGTGTCCTCGAGATCCATGCCGGCGCCCCGGGCGATCGGCCCGACCATCTTGAACGCCTCGCCGAGCTCGCGCACATCGGTGTCCGACGCGTTGGCCGCCTGGGCGAGCACGTCGTTCACGCGGCCCAGGTCCTTCACCTCGAGACCGAAGCCGGACAGGACGTTGGTCGCGATGTCCGCCGCGGACGCGATGTCCAGCGTCGCCGCCGCAGCGAGCTGCATCACGCCGGGCAGCGCCTCGTAGGACTGGCGGACATCGAACCCGCCCTTGATCAGCTGACTCAGCGCGTCCGCCGCGTCAGACGCAGCGAACTGGGTCTCGGCGCCCATCCGGGATGCCTGCTCCTCCAGCATGCGCATCTCGCCGGCGGTCGCACCGGTGAGCGCCTGGACCTCGCGCATCGACGCCTCGAAGTTCCCTGCGGTGAACAACGCCGCAGCGCCCACACCGGCGATCGGCAGGGTCAGCCCGGTCGTCATCCGCTTCCCGGTCTCCTCGGCGCGCTTGCCGAGCCCCGTGACCTGGTCCGCTCTGGCTGCGAAGTCGTCGGTCGACCTCGCAGCCGACTGCATCGCCTTCTCGTAGCCGTCGACGATCGCCCGGAGCCGGACGGTCAGCGTGCGCTCAGCCATCCGTCTCCTCTCGTGGGGCGACCAGCCAGAACACGCCGTCGGTGTCGGCGTTCGGCGACTTCGTGAACGCCGTGCGGGCCTTGTCCCGCCGCGCACACGCGCCGCACTGGACCGACTCGACCTCGTACGCCTCTGGGCCCTTCGTCATGCACTCGTCGAGCGGCTGGCTACAGCCGGGGCACAGCGAGTCCTTCCAGCGCTTCCACTCGAGAGCGGCCTCGGTGTCGAGGTCGAGCCACTCGGGCTCGCCAGGTCCTACGACCCGTCCGAGGAAGACGCTGCGAGGGATCCCTCGGGGTCCGCAGTACTCGAGGATGTCTCGCTCGAGTCCGCCGGCGCGGAGGGCATCACCGATTTTGGGGCGTCATCGGCCCCCACGTTCACCGCGATGGCGCAGTTCCACAGCTTCGTGACCTGCCCCTCGGTGAGGGTGCTGAGCAGCTGTTCCGCCTGCTCGGCGGAGATCTCCGGCTCGACACAGCACGCCGCGATCAGCCGCTGCGGGAACGTGTCGGAGTTGAAGTCCAGCCTGTTCTTGCGGTCCTTCGCAGAGGGCGGATGCGCCGCCTTCAGCTTCGTGTACTCCTGGGAGCCCAACGCCTCGAACGTGAATTCGAACTCGCTCTCGCGGATCTCGTCCTCGATCTGGGAGAGCTCGCTGCGGAGCTTCGGGGCCGTCGGACCCTTGTTGGACGACATGTCGTCGCGGATCGCGACGGCGACCGCCTTCTGCAACCGGCCCTGCTCCTCGAGCAGATCGGCGCGCTGCGTGACGTACACCGACCGCCTGGGGGGCTTGTAGCCCCCCAGGAAGACGTCGATGCTGCGGGTCACGCGGCGGCCGCGACGACGGCCTTGAGGTCCGGCGTGCGGGTGATGCCGAACTTCTCGGTGAACCGGTCCTGGGCGTTGCCCGCGGTCTCACCGGGGATCGGCTGGTGCATCTGGGCGGGGTACACCTCGACCTTCTGCGAGGCCGTCCAGGCGGTGTCCCACGGCATCGCCCGTCGGACCACGAGGAACCCGTTGGTGCCGTAGACGCACAGCTCCCAGGCGTCGTCCTCGTCGTCGTCACGGAAGAACATGACGCCGAACTCACCGCCCCAGGAACCCACGACCTGGGCGTCGAAGGTGTCGGTGAGCGCCTTCGAGTCGACCATGTTCTGGTTCTGGGACGGCTTGAGGCCGTCGATGGTGAGGTACGTCGAGATGTCGACGCCGGCGTTCAGCTCGGTGACCGTCGGCTCTGCGATGTCGGCGATGGCCGTGCACCATGCCGCCTTGGTGTTGCCTTCGTGGACGTAGCGGGGCATCGATCAGCCCTCCTTGCTCGTGGTGGACGACGCGGCCGTGCCGGCCTTCTTCGCGGCAGCGGCGTCGGCCTTGGCGGCCTTCTGGCGCTCCTTCTCCGCCTCCTCGGCGGAGATCTCCTCCCAGCCGGAGCGCTGCCACAGGTGCAGCGCCGACTTGGGCACTCGTGAGATGCCGACTTCCGGGTGCCGGACGTCGACGAGTTCGTTGGCCATCAGGCCCTCCTCGTTGTTGGTTGATCCCGGGCTTTCCCGGATGCCGGCGGTCAGTCCGCTCGGGGGGTGGACGACACGCGCAGCACGTCGGAGGTCACGAACTCCGCCGGTTCTCCGGGCTTGAGGGTGTCGTCGCGTTCTGTGCCGCCGTACGCCTCGACGGCGATCGGCTGGATGCTCCTGCCGGTCACGGTCGGCCGCTGGCCGATGAGTGCGTTGCGGGCGGCGCTGGAGATGATCTGGCTCTGCTGGCGGGTCACACCGACGCTGAGCAGCTCGTAGAAGGTCTGGGCGTCGGAGTCCGGGCTCGTGATCGTGCCGCGGTCGTCCGCACGGGTGAACCCACCAGGGATCTCCCGCAGGACCACGTAGCCGACGAAGTCGGAGCTGCCCGCCGCCCCCTGCCACCCGGCGCCGGCCGGCCGGTCGCCGTCGCCGACGGTGAGCGCCGTGGCGTTCAGCAGCGCCAGCAGCGCGTCGGTGGTGGCGGCGCAGTCGTGGTGCTCCATCAGACAGCGGTCTCGGCGATCTGCGTGACGTCGGCCACGAACGCATCGCCGTGCTGCGCGAGCGCCGGCACCAGGAACGGCCGCGGTGGCAGCGGCCGAGGTCCTTCGGTGCCGAGCTCCTGGTGCATGCCGACGTTGCGCGGCTTGCCGTCCGCCCGTGTCAGGTCGGGCGGCGAGTAGATCCGCCGGGACATCGTTCGGGTGTCTCGCTGGATGCCCTCGTCAGCCAACCAGGGCCGAGGGTCCTCCGACTGGGCTCGCACGTTTGAGCGTGCCGTTGCGGTCACCTTGTTCGTGTATCGAGTCAGCGACCCGGAGACCTTGCGGCGCACCTTCGGCCCCGCGCCTCGCAGCTCCTCACCGAAGGCCTTGACCGCCGACGTGTCCAAGTCACCCACCGCGGACCACCTCCTCGACCAGCAGCCGGCGGCGCACCCTCCACTGCCCCGACGGGTCGGCACCGACCCGCCACGTCCGCTCGAGCAGTCCGTCGACGACCGACTCCGGATCGTTGACGTCGAGCAGCTCGACCGTGTCGCCGTTGCGGACTTCGCCCGATCCCACCGGGATCTTCAGCTCGAACCGAAGAGGACCCGCTGCGGACTGGTCGCTGGACTGGACGTCGACCGACTCGCCGATCGACCCCAGCCGACACTGCCCCTCGTAGACGATCGTGCCTGCAGCTGGCGTCAGCACTCCGGTGTTCGGGTCGACCGCGCCGGCACCCGATCCCGGTCTGCGAATCCGGCACTCGTCGAGCATCGCCGCCTCGTCGGTGGCCCGGGCCCGCTCGATCGCCGAGCTGACGAGGCGGGGATCCACTACAGCACCGGGCGCATCCGCCCCGTCCCGATCCCGCGAGGTCGCCGCGCCCGGCCAGGGGGCCTGAGGAGCGCGAGCTCGTCCGCTGTGGGCACCAGGTGCTGGCGCATCTGCGTGAGGTCGTAGGTGAGCGTGACGTCTTCGACCTGCTCCGAGCGCAGCCGCCCCGGGTTGGTGACCGTCGCGAGCGCGTCGATCACCATGCGGACCGCTACCCGCTTCGGCAGACCGGCGTTCAGGGTGCCGTCGGCGATCCGCTCGTCGAGCCGGGGCACGCGGGCCCTCAGATCATCCGAGGCGTCACGCAGCAGCGTGTCGGCGACGTCGAGCTCGGTGGCTCCGAGCGCGCGGCCGCGTGCGACGACGTCGTCGGTCGTCGCGAACGCGGCCGCCATCGCTCAGTCCTCGGCGTCGTCGACGGCGTCGATGATGTCGTCGCGGGTCATGGCCTCGGTGACCTCGACGCCCACCTGCTCGGCGTACGCGACCCACGCTGCCTTGCCGGATCCCTTGCCGGTCTCCGGAGGCCGCTCGGCCACCTCGCCATCGTCGTCGGCGTCATCGCCGCTGTCGGTGTCGTCCGAGTCCGACGCGCCGTCGCTGGCGTCATCGGAGCCGCTCTCGTCACCGTCACCGTCACCGTCGCTGTCGCCGTCTTCGTCGCCGTGGGTGGCCCCGTCGACGCCGAAGGCCTCCATGATGTCCTCACGGGTCATGCCCGGAGTCACCGCGAGCCCCATCTGCTGGGCGTACGCGACCCACGCCGCCTTGCCGGATCCCCTGCCGGTCACCGGAGGCCGCTCGGCCACCGCCCCTCCGTCCGGGCCATCGCTGGCCCAGACGTCGGGGTTGGTGATCCGCTCGGCCGCCCACGCCGGGACCGTCTCACCGGCGAGGAACGTACGCACCACGCCGGTCTCCGGGTCCCGAGCAACGATGTTCGCTGCGAGGCGGCGCTGCATCACAGCACCTTCGCTGCGAGCGACAGCTCGGCGTTGGCCAGCACCGGCAGGCCGATGGCGTCCGAGATGACCTCGATGCCCATGGGGGGCTTCGGGTTCCGGTAGACGCCGGCGACGATGCCGGGCTGCTCGTCGGCCTCGATCTCCCAGGCGCCGTCGGTCGACGTCAGGGTGCGACCCCAGAACGTCGATCCGAGCTCCGAGCCCTCCTCGTCGTTCGGGTCGACCGGAGCCGGCAGGAGCAGGATCTTGTCGTCGTCGAGCACCCTCGTGGTCGTCCCGCCCACGGAGACCTTGCGGTCGTAGGGGAACATCGGGGGCAGCCCGGCGGCCGACAGCGTGTCCTCGACCTGCTGCTGGGTGGCGTTGCGCGCGCCACCGTTGAGCAGCTGGGTCTGGAACTGCTCGCCGGCAGCCAGCGAGCGCATGACACGACGACCGAACACCATCGCGCCCGGGGTCTCACCGGTGGAGGCCTCGTACACGTCGCTGATCTCCTCGAGGAAGTCGAGGCGATCGACCGACGGTGAGCTCCACAGCGAGCTGGCCGTGACGGTGTGGGCGGCGGGGCGACCGAAGTCGTCGTCGGACTGGAAGTTGTCCTGCAGGATCGTCGCCCTGCCGGTCATGAGCACGATCCCGCGCATGCGCTCGACCGCGTCCGAGACGGCCCGCACCACGACACGGGTCGTGTTGAGGATCGACGTCAACGCCTGCGCGTCGGTCGGGCTGACGCCACGGGCTCGGAGCTGTTCGTACTCCGACACCGGGATGTCCTGACCGAGCGCGGGCAGCTCGAGGGTCACCCGCTTGGGGCCCTCGCGCCGACCGATCTCCGGAGGAGCGTCGTAGGCGCGGAACTGGGCCACCTCATGCAGGCCGGTCTGGCCCTTCATGAAGCGCACGACGACGTCGGGCACCTCACGGTTCGGGAGCCAGCGGGCCAGGGTGCCCTTGCGGGCCTCGTACTCCGCCAGCGACTCGCGGGCGTACCCGGTGAGCGCTGCGGGGTCGATGATGTCAGTCCAGAGCTGGGACATCACTCACCTCCGTCGATGTGGGAGAGCTGGGCGGACGGGTGGACGTTGTGCCCGGTGGCCGCGAAGACCACGGGGAGTCGGTCCACCCGGACCAGGCCGTGCCAGAACAGCGGCCAGCCGCCGGTGTCGCCGGCCTTCTGGTCGGTGTAGAGGTGCCCGAGGAGCACCTCTCGACCGTCGGCCGACGCGTCTGCGCCGCCGGCGGTCACCGTGGCGACCGTGACCGTGCCGGTGCCGCCCGTGGGCGTCGACGTCATCTGGGCGACGTTGGTGTTCTCCAGGTCGCCCTGGAACGTCACGATCCAGGGACCGCCGGCGTCACCCGTGACGACCACGTTGCCGGCGCCGACGTTCGAGAGGGCCTCGATGGCCTCCTGCACGTCGGCGGCGGTGGCCTGATCGTCGAGGGACTCGGTCGTCTGACCCGAGAAGGTCAGCGTGAACGACGTGAGCCCGGATCCGCCAACGGTGACGGACTGGACTTCGTCGGATGCGTCACCGGTGTACGGGCCGACGAGGCCCGTCGCGGTGACCTTGCCCAGCGGCAGGCCCGAGGGCACGCCGTTGGGGAACAGGGCGGCGGTGAACAGGTCGGGGTCGGGCGCCACGGTCCGGCAGTCGTGAATGCCGTGCGGGGATCCGATCCAGGACTGATCACCGGCGCCGTATGTCTCTTCGGAGAGACGGGGCATTTGGTGCTCCTTCAGTTGTTCTGGGTGGACTTCTTGCCGTGTCGCTCCGTGAAGAGCTCACGACCGGCACTGACCGAGGAGGACTTCTCCTTGCGCCGGCGGCTGCCGTTGCGGCGGCCCTGACCGGTGTCGGGGAAGTCGTTCTTCTTGCCATTGCCGCTGCCCCTGGCGGGCTTGGCGATGCCCTCGATGAGGGCCTTCACCTTGTCGGTGTCGACGTCGCCGTCGTCGTCGATGAACTTGGTCGGATCGATGCTGTCGAGCAGCACGTCGGCCTGGTCGTCACTGAGACGCCCGGCCTCAACCTGTGCGTCGAGGAACACCTCGACGCTGCGCTCGGCGAAATCCTTGCGGGCCTCGCCGAGCACCTCCTGGCGGATGGCTTCGACATCCACGTCGTTGTCATCTCCGCCAGATCCTGAGCCGCCCTTCGGGGCCGGCGGTGCGCCGCCCTTGCGGCGCTTCGACTTGTTGCGGTTCTCGTGCTTGCGAGCGAGCCGCTTCCACTTCTTGGCCTCGGCTTCCCAGTCGGTGCCCTTGCCGCCGGTGAGCTTGTCGAGCTCCTCGTCGGACAGGCCCTCGAGCTTGTCGAGGTCGTCGTCGCTCAGGCTGTCCAGCGCAGCGACCTCGTCGTCGCTGAGGTCCTCCAGCGCGGCCCTGTCCTCGTCCGAGAGGCCGTCGTCGCTGCCGTCGCCGCCGGAGATGAAGGGGATGACCCGGCCGTCGGAGACGAACCAGACGTGGCGTCCGTCGAGCCACCCTTCGGTGGTCTGGAGCTCTGAGATCGGGTCGATGTCGGTCGTGGTGTGCATGGCTTGGTGGTGCTCCCGTGTCGGGACCCCGTGGCGGGGCATTGGTCAGAAGTCGGAGGGCCCGATGAACTCGTGGCCCTTCACCCCGAGGACGGGGCCGATCTCGCCGTGCGTGTTCGTGACGAGCACGTCGGAGTACTTGGCGATGTCGTTGCGGGTGACGTTGCGGTTGCCAGGGATGACCCGGGCGCCGCCGTCGATCCCACCGAACTCGGCGTTGATCGCCTCGTGAACACGGTCGAGCCGTTCGGGCTCGAGGATCTGGCCGGGGTCCACGTCGGCGTAGATCTCGGCGACGCTGCAGTCGCAGTTGCCGTGGATCGGCATCAGGTCGCCGACCGTGTACCGCTGTGTGGAGGCGACGATGCAGAGGCCGCAGGACTTGGAGCCTTCGAGCTCTCGGCGGAAGTACTTCACGCCACGGCGTTGGCCGGAGTGGCGGGAGGCGTGGGTCTTGGCGAGCTGCAGGTCGATCTGCAGCATCGAGGTCAGGCGCCGCTGGCCGAGGGCGACGGCGTCGGTGAGCGGGGTGCCCTTGGAGAGGGCGGTCCAGACGGTGGGCCCGGTGCGTAGGTAGACGTCGAGGGCGGGGACGCCGCGGAGGGCGAGGTCGTCGAGCAGCTGCGGCGGGACCCCTGCGGGGACGACGGGGCGGCCGGTGGCGATCGCCTGGTACTCGGACAGGTAGACGTCGGTGAGGGTGCCGATCTCCTGCTGTGCGGCGCTGACCAGCGACGAGGCGCGGCGGGCGAGCTGGTCGATCGACGTGTCTCGGTAGTCCGGCAGACCGGTCCACATGTCGAGGGCGAGGTCCTCGGTGGCGCCTCGGAGCGCGGCCACCTCCGAGGTGTAGGCCGAGTGGAGCTCGACCAGCGCTTGGTCAGCCACCGGCCCCGGCGTCCGGTGCAGGTGGTGTCGGCGGCGTCGGCGTCGGCAGTGCGGCCTGGCGCTGTGCGATGCGGTCGCGGATGGCGTCCTGCTGGCGTTCGACCTCCATGCGGTCGACCTCGTCCTCGTCGAACTCGAGGACCCGGGTCATCCGTGTGCGCCAGGGGACGTCCTGCATCTTCGAGTTGGCGTCGCCGCGCTCGGCGAGGCTGCGGCGTGCGATCGGCTTCCACAGCACCGTGATGTGCTCCCGGCGGGACCGCTGCTCGTCGCCTTCGAGCTCGAACGCGAGCGACATGGTGTCGATGACGCTCTCGTTGAAGCGGGTGAGCTTGTCCTCGGCGTTGGCCTCATGCTCCTCACGCAGCAGCGCTGCGCCTTCGGCGGATCCGGACGAGGCGGCGTCGGGGATGAACACGTGCATCGGGGTCGACGTGACCGCGGAGAGCTTCTTGATGTCGGCGGTGTCGGCGCTGATCAGCGGGGTGATGTCGGTGACCTGGGACTCCCAGACCTTCTCGACGCCAGGGAGGCGCCAGAACGCACCGGGGTCCATGGTGAGGATGTCGTCCCAGTCGATCGGTCGGCCCTCGTCGTCCTCCTCGGCGAGCACCTCGGGGTCCTTGCTCAGCAGGGCCAGCTGGCGGAACGCCTGCATCGCAGCGATGACGTCGCGGCGGAACACCTGGTCGTCGAGCCGCTCGAGCAGGTAGAGGTGGTTCTCGAACTCGCCGACGCCATTGCGGTTCCGGAACCGCACGATCAGCGGCCGCTTGACGCCGGTGTCCTGGCCGGCCTCGCCGCCGGCGTCCTCATCCCAGTCCCACGAGGTGGAGCTGAACGTCGGCACCCGGTGCTGGGTCGCTGCGGTGGCCTTGCGTGGGCGCTTCGCCTTGTAGACCTTGCCGGGGAGGTGGAGGTAGGCGACGTCGAGGTTCATGTCGGCGTCGTGGTACAGCTTGAGCCCGGCGCGCACGTTGCGCTGGCGGACCGGGTCGTGGATCGTGACGGCCTGGCGGGGGTCCTCGGCGGTGATCGACACCTCGGCGGCGTCGCCCTCGCCGATCTTGCCGAGCATCGTGTAGCCGTCGCCGAGGCCGAGGGCGTTCTCGATCACGGACGGCAGCTCGATCTGCATGCCGTTGCGCTTCCAGATCCGCATGGCGACGTCGTCGCCGGTGCGGGACTGGTCCTCGGAGGTGCGGAACCCGGTGACGACGAGCCGGCGGCGCAGCGTCAGCACGATCAGTTCGGCGTAGTTGGTGCGGGCGTTCTTGCGGAACCGCTTGTACGCGTCTGCCACCTGGGCGTCGGCGTCCTTGAGGTAGGGCGACTCGCCGTCCATCCAGTTGGCCAGGTCGGTCAGGCGCGGGTGGCGGCGGGCGAGCTTCTTGGCGCAGCGGTCGAGCCACCACCCGGGTGACTCGGCCTCGGAGATGTCGATCGGCACGAGCACCTCCTGTCATCGGACCCTCGAGGGCCGGGCCCGTCGCTTGCGGCGGGCGAGTCCCTTTGAGACCGCAGCGAGGCGGGCCTCGTGGGCGAGCACGGCGGCCACGACGGCGTCGATCTTGTTCGGCGAGTCCGGGTTCTCCTTGGCGATCATCAGGCCCGAGCGGGTCGGCCGTCGCCGTGCGTTCAGAGCGTGACGGGTGAGTGCCGACTCGCCGGAGTGGGTGAGCCCGCCGTCGAGCAGCGCGTTGTGGAACCGCTCGAGCGCACGGACGATCATCGCTGAGCGGCCGCCGGTCATCCACCACTCGATCGGGTGCTGCTGGCTCGATCGGACGTCGGTGAGCTTGGAGCCGTACTTCGCTTCCCAGGCGGCGACCTGTGTCTCCCACTTGGCCGGGTCGGCGAAGAACCCGACCACCTTGTACCGCTTGAATGCAGCCGCGACCGCTGCGTTGACCTGGGCGACGGGCACCCGCCAGTTCTCCCCGGCCGGTCCCGATGGCTGCTCCCACACGCCGAGCTCGAAGAGGTGCCCGTCCGAGACCCTGCAGCCGATCAGCGCGGTGGCGTCGGTGACACCGCGTGCCCGGCGGCGGGATCCGTCGAAGCCGAGGGTGATCGCCTCACCGTCAGCTACGACCGTCGAGGCAGCGACCCTGGCGACCCACTCGTGCTCGACGATCCAGGCGTCCGGTGCGGAGGAGACGGCGTTGAGGAAGTAGCGGCACGAGTCGGCCGGGTCGGCACGGATGTCGTAGAACTCGTCGACGATCGACTGCTGGTCGTTCCAGCCGAGCGCCTCGCCGTACGCCTCGGCGATCGCAGCGGTGAGCTCCTTCTCGTCGCCGAGGTCCTCGCAGACGCCGTAGCGGTGATCGAACAGCAGACGGGACCGGCGCACCTTGGCCCGGCCCGACTCCTGCGACTCGCGCATCAGCTCGGCCAGCTTGTAGGTGCGCTCGGCGATCGACTCCTCGCCAGCGGCGAACATCGTGGTGGTCTCGAGGAACCAGGTCCCGGCGATCTTCTTGCGCTTGCGCAGGTTCCTGGTGACCGTGGCGTACATGCGGCGCAGCTCGGGCGTCTTGTAGAGGTGTGACTCGTCGAAGACGACGAAGGTCTCCTTGCCGCCGTCCTTCGATGCGGAGCTCGCTGTCGATGGCGTGATCTCGCCGCCGCCCGGCAGCACGATGCGGGTGATCCCGGCGTCGAGGCCGGGCACGTGCGACAGCGGGGCGTCGTCGTCGGTGAGGTTGTAGAAGATCGAGTCGTAGACGTTGCCGGTCTGATCCTCCTCCGTCGCCATGATGCGAACGAAGGGCACCTTGACCGGGCGGCCCATGGCCTCGCCGGGTTCGTACTCGTACTCGAACCCGAGCCCCCACGGGTCCTCGTAGACCTCGCCACCCTTGGCCCAGCCGGCGAACCGGCACGGACCGAGCGCTTCGAAGAGCGCTAGGCGAGCACCGAGGCCGGACTTGTCGGCGCCCTTCGGCCGGCTGAAGAACGCCGAGTCGTAGATCCGCCGGCCGCCGCGCTTCTCCAGGGCGTAGCAGTCGACGATGAAGGCGGAGTACTCGTCGCCGTGCGTGACCGGCTGGCCCTGCACGTCGCCGGGGCCGTGGACGCAGAAGAACTCGATCCACTCGATCGCCAGCCACCCGAGCGTCCGGGATCGATCGTGGCCGGGCGCCTGGACGACCTCATGAGGCACTGTTCACGCGCTGTCGGCGAGCCTGGCGCTCGTTGAAGTCGACCACCTTGCCCGACGAGCCCTTCGACTTCGATCCCCGCCCCGAGCTGCTCGAGTCCTTCGTGTCGGCCTGGTCGATGTAGCGGATCCGCAACGCCCGGCGCGCATCGATCGTCGTGCCCATGATCTTCTCGCGCTGGCGTAGCTCGGCCTGGGCCCCGCTCTTCCCACGGAACGCGTCGTCGGCGACGATCGCCGTCGCCAGCGCGAACTGCCAGTCGGACTCGGTCCACAACGCGCAGTGCGGCATCGAGCGGATGGACTTCCACCACTCCTTGGTCATCGGCTCGAGGTCGAACTTCTCCGGGCCGAAGGCCAGCATGATCGTCCGCTTCCGCGGCAGCGACACCGGCACCTTGCCGCGGTAGGGCTTGTTCGGAACGTCGAGCCATTCGTGCGTCGGGGCGTTGCGCCGGCGCTTCTGACCCTCGTTCTTCGGAGCGGGACCGGAGACAGGCATGGGACTCCCTTGGCGGGACGCGGTCAGCCCGTGGCGGGCCCGACCTGGATGCAGAT